AACTCTGAAAGATTCTTCAACATCATCGATATAACTTCATATGGTCTTGGTTGCTGCATAGCTTTTGCTAATACAGAAAGTTGAGCTAAAGACTCATTCCCAACTTTAATAAGACTTTTGATGTTATTACGTGCATACTCTGTTTCTGTATCAACTGTCACATCTACAGTATCTATATCATCACACTGGATAACATCTAAAGGTTGTTCCTCAATCATTTCGATATCAAATACATCTGATAGACTTTCATTCGTTGTCTTTATATCACTCATAAGGATTCTCTGTTATTGTATCTATAAATCCATACTCATCATCAGGTTCAGCATCAATTGGATTTGGAGTTGTTTTAATAGATACCAATGGTATACTTTGACCTGTCATATCTGTACTTATAGATGTATTAGCTTGTCTAATAAATCCTGTAGAACTAACAGGAGGCCAAATGAAACCTTTTGCTGTGAAATTGATATCCCAAATAATAACTCTCGAACTATCAAAGTTACCTTCATAATCAACATTAGATGTAACTGATTTTAAGATTATAGGAACATCAAATACCTGATTCATACTCTGTATGAAATCTATTGTGACCGTGAAATCTGGTGTAAAGAAAGGTAAGATTTGTTCTAAAATTTGTGTTCCATCCTCAGTGTTTCTTGTGAGAATAGATAGTGTAAACTCAAAGTTAAATGGAACAGGAACGTATTGAGCATTAACAGCATCCCCGTAACTAGAAAAATTCTTTAGAGTTGTTACCTGCTTTCTTGATGAATCATATGAGAGACTATCAAGGTTAAAGGACATTCTAGGAATGACGGTTGCTACTGATTTTGTAAGAGTAGGATCAGATTGACCTCTGATTATATACTTCTCTTTTGGACCATAAGTTAAAGGTACTTTAAATCTCTCCTTTGGTTCTCCTGTAGATGTAAATCTAACTATCTCTAGATCATTAAATAGTGTACCAAACGTTACAACCATTTTTCTGATCGATCTATGATAAAAATGTGGATTACCTAACATTAAATCTCACCAAAAGGATTCTTTTCAGACCAATCTACTATAACATCAGATTCAGTCTCAATTCTATTATTATCAACCAAGTCTTCGAAGATGTCATCCATCACAACAGTATCAGATGTAACAACAACATTTGCAGAAGCATTAGAAGTTATACCTTTAATTAAACCTTCAACAAAAACACCATTTGTTCTGTAGACATCTATGTAAGTATTTGCAACATAAGAGCTAACCAATGCTTCTGCTGTTTTTGTATTTGCATCTACTCCTTGGTATACTATTTCATCCTTCAAGAAGACACCATCAACACTTGAAACATTAATTCTAAGTCTAGGATACGACTCATTTATTTGCATATCAATCTCTTCTACTCCAGTATGAATAATTTCATTAGAGAATACTAATTGTTTTAATTTAAGAGCATAAACATATACATTACCTGATCTTCCTTTACCTAATGTATAGAACATAGCTTGATCATTCTCATGTTCAACGAATGTGATTTCGAAAAAATTGGCAACCATAGGAATGTACACTAAATCACCTTCCTTTGGTCTTCCATCATAAACAGATTCTCTAAATCTTTTTCTTGATACGAGTAATCTAACTTCATCACGAATTTCAAGACCAAATTTAGATATAAAATCACCTTCCCCTTCCATTCCTGAAACATTCTCAAGGTACATTTCAATATCAAATGCGGATAGGTATTGTCTAAACTGATCTTCCCCATAAAGATAATCAACTGTATCTCTAGATGTTCTAGGAAGGTAGAATACATCCATGCCGTGAATCTGGAGAGCCTCTATTACGAGGCTCTCCACTAGATTCATTTCACTAGTTATATTTGTTGGGGTTGTATTGAAGTATCTGTTAGTTGCCATATTTAATTCCTCGGGTCGATAGGATTATCAGGATATGTCATATAAAACGATCCATCTTCTCTATAATATCTCTTTCTTCCTATTTTAGAATCCCCCACCTTCTTACGGTAATGAGGGTTACTCATAGAATTATTCTCTCCTAATCCTTTCCCTTTCCGATTTTCTGATAACTTCAACTTCTCTTCATCTGATCTAATACGCTTTTTTTGAGCCTCTGATATACGATTCAAACCACATGGGGTTTTCTTATGACCACTAGCAGGATGGTCTTTTCCAAATTTACCATATTGTGAATTACCTTCCCCACTATTAGCCTTACTGATTTTCATTTTCGTATCGTCCGACATCTCATGACCTATATTTGCCATAGATAATAATGCCCTCTGTTCTTCTGTTTTCGGTACACCAAACATTGGATGATTAATCCCAGACAAGAAGCCTTCACCACCATATCTTAAATTATACCACATATCATCTTCTACAATATTAAATGCAATAGATAGTTCTCTTTCTTTCACATAAGCTTCTTCATCAGTCTGACATATATACACAATCTCTTTAGAGAAATTATATTTACCATATTTTTTAATAGCATCTTTCAGAATAGTTCCAGAACCAAGATAATTAGGATTCTTGCCGTTATGTTTACCTAGATATTTCTTACCATTGATATTATTAGTTGTTATATATACATGATATTCCATCATTTCATCCAAGAAAAATCTCATTGGGAAGAACATTGTATACCTGCATTTCTTCTTCAATCTTATCAATCTCCAACTGTGCTTCTTGCATTATTCGTGGACCATCAAGCATAACACCACCAGGAAGCTGGATGTTTTGATACTTTGAGAGGTTGCTACCCCATTGATATTTAATCTTCGCTGTTGCATATTGTTTTAAGAAACGATCATTCCATACATCTGAGATTCCTTCTTTAACCATTGTGACATCCACTAAAGGTGCCGAAGGTGCTTTATAGAATGTCATGTAATTATCACCAGCTATTCTCCGAACCTGTGCTTCCTCTCCGGTTGATAATTTAATGATATCACCTTCAATCAACTCTTGAGAGAACTTTGTTCCTGTTCCATCAACCATAACATTAGATGATCCATTACTTGTTATGGTTCCTGATAGTGAAACGGTATTAGGATTCATAGACCTATAACATTCCATAATACAATATCTTCCTAATTGTGCATCTCGTTCCCAATCAACATCAAGGTAAAGCTTGTTTAAATGCCTATTAAACCTAAATTGTGGTGTTCCTGAGAAAAGCATATTCAATGTTCTGATATGCTGCATTGTTATTTCATAGGAGACGTAAGATACACTTGTGAAATCATAAAGGTCATGAAGTCTCAATTGATATCGAAGGTCGAACATGTTGACACTAGAATTTGAATCATCCCAAGGAAAAACTTGAGTAACCGATATGATAGCATCCGGACAATAAATCCAACGACGATCTATATCTTCTTGTGAGAACATGTGTTTCATGTAAATCTTCTCACTCCCATCATAATGATAATCATTGTAGAATTGTAAAGCATCGTCAATTCTATCCTGAATCTGCTCATCATCAACATTAATATCTATAACAGGCCACCCTAAACGTCTAAGGCAGTAATCTGTAAACTGTGATCTTGTTGTAGGTTTTGCCATGTTATTCCTCAACCCTTATTAAAACGTTATGCATATATGTATTACCGTAACTTGTATTAGCTGTAAATAAGGCGTTATATTTATGTCCGATGTCACCACCTGATATTCTTGCTAGTATGATTTTCTCATTTGTATCTAATGATACAGACTCATTATTAGCTACCATACCATTTGCAGATGGATACTCTATATCAGTTATAGTGTAACCAGAATTTGGTAATATTATAACTTCAGAGGAATCTAACATTGGCGAAAAATCGACACCAATAATAAAAGATTCCCCTTGAAGCTTGGTTATTGTATTATAGACCATCAGTGGGCCTCAATGAATATTTAGTTGTCATACTTTTATTATCCTTTATATAACTTTACTCTGGTACAGTAAATATTAATTGTCTCCACTGTACTTTTATAATTTTATCTTCACATCTAATATCTGATATAAAGCATATATTTTTAGGTGTAAATATATTTACTCTATCGTCAACTGTAATAAGAATATCTATATGCGGATCAATCATTTACAAACTTAACATTAACACTTTCAAGTTCTTCTTTAGTATTCTTACTTTTGATTTCAGTTTCCTTAGTTTTGATGAAGGAAAATAGTGAAGATAGACGTTGTTCCCAAGCTGCTACGAGTTTATTGAATAGAGTGATATCCATGACAACCCAAGAACCCTCAGAGGCTTTCCAATCTTGCACGGTATATGTTGGGTCGATCATAAACTTTACCATCAACTCTAGATAAGCAATACGGGCTTCAGAGTCGGTGTCAAAAAGGATTCCGTCAACCTGGATGCCCTCTGATTTTGCTTTCTTCTTTTCCTGATTAAGGTTATTATTGATATCCCTAAGAGCCTTATCATGTTTCTCCTGATCAGTCTCGAAAGGTTCAATAGTGTTTCCCTCAGCTAACCACGCTTCTACTTCTGCCCATTTCCAGACTCCAGGGTGAATCCCAAATTCACCTTTTGATTTACAGTTGACTGCGGTATTTTCTGGGGTTGCGTACTTGTACATTTTGATTCTCCTTTGATTACTTATGATTGATTAGAGTCGTGCGTCTAAAATAATATCTGATGTAACAGTCGTTGTGGAGTTTGCTGTGGTTTCAGTCCAACCTGGAGTAACTGATTTGGTTGTAGTATTATTAAAAGTAAAACCGCTAGCCACTGACATAGTTAGGTTAGCTGTTGATGGTGATGGTATTACCCTCATAGTTGGGAATGTAACGGCAGATGCTCTATAAGATGCTTGTGCTGAACCCGTTGTATTATACCGTACATTAACAACTGAAACCAGATAGTTGAAATACCTTTGACACCTACGCAACTGCTCGTCATAGGGAACCATCTCAAACTCACTAGGCGCTCCAATTTCAAACTGAACACCTGTAATATTGAGGGTTGACCCTACTGGTTGGTTGACGAAGGTTACAGAGTCGGAGGTTCTGAACTTATTACTAGCGACCCAATTGTTAGCGGTTGTATTCCAATCGCTGCCTGACCCTAAGTCAAAATCTAAGAGGACTCCTGCGGTATTATCCGTTGCCCAGACTCCTTCGGTTGCGGCTCGGAGAGTAATGGACTGCTTAACCCATGCTGGTGTTACGTTAATATTGCCTACATAGGCTGTGTTAAGAGCGCTATTTCTAATAGCAATTGAGTATTTACCAGAAACACTTCCTTTAACCCATAAAGATAAAGATATTGTTTTTGCTGATGCCTTACCAAAGTTCATATCTACAATATTCTGGCCCTCTATTGATTGCTCAAGTACAAAATAATCAGCCGCAGCAGGAGAGTATTGACTGGCTACAGTTATCTTGGTACTGAACTTGAACCCATCAGGCGCATCAGCTACCTGTTGAAACTTGAGTTTAGATGCCATCCCATTTACTAACTTAAATTGATCTGCGATATAGGTAGTACCTGCAATAGGAGTAACCTCCGTACTTCCATACTGCTGGTTAATCGCCATATCACCATTGATTACTTTATTCCTAAACGATCTATCAGCGGCGGTCCTTTGTTCCGATAGGTCATCGAATGTAATACTTCCTGTTCTCAATTCACCTGACATTTGTTATCTCCTATATGAACCGTAGCTTTACTACCCTATTAAAGTTCTGCATCAAGGTAGAAGTTGGCTATCCATTGACCATTACCACTCGCACTTGCTTGTATCGTAATGCTAAAACCAGTATTGTATTGAGTTGTAGATGTGAGGTTTAAGTTTACTGCGCTGACATCACTAAAACTCAATACTGGTGTTTTTCTCATAGAATAACTACCCGTATTAACCCCATATAAATTAGGAGATGCTACAAAAATTCCTAAGAAGTATACCTGAAAATACCTTTGACACAACTCTAACTCTAATCCAATAGGTCTATCTTCAAATTCGGTGGCAACAGAACCTTCCTCTAATTGAACTTGAGCTATATCAAAAGTTCCTGATTGCTGACCTAAAGATGCAGCACGAGATGCAAAGTTCGATCCAGCGTCAAAGAAAAAATCTACTCCTAGAAAGTCATTTCTATCAGACCCTAAAATCTTACCTAAGATGCTTGGTATTTGTATTGTGATCTCAAACTTTTGCCAAGAGGTAGTTAGTTGAACAAGCTGTGGACTTATTCCAGTAACGTCCGTACTAGGTGATCCGCCTGTCCCAAACACTTGATCGAAAGATACAGCTATATTTTTAGTTGCATCTGCTTTCGCATAGAAAGAAAGTGTTACAATCTTATTGGCTAAAGTTTTAACATTTTCTATATGAGTTGTCTTAAAACAAGCGTTTGCCGCACCTGCTACGCTACTAACTACAGTTCTGGAGAAATATCTAGGATTCCCAGGTACATCTGTTTGACCTAGTGTAAATAGTTGTTGACTATGCGTTTTAGTTGTTCCTACATTATAATTAAACCAACGGTCATCAGACCCATAACCACTACTTGTCTGACTTAAAGCCCTCTGCCATATATCGAAATTACCATTAATTATCTTATTCCTAAAGCTCGCCAGAATACTCTGGTTCTCTTCAGTCAACAGTGTACCATCCCAATCAGGTAACGTAAGTGTCCTATCGACATTGGAATTCGGGGATGCTATTGTGAACACCCCCGATCCATTGATGTTTGATTCTAGTGCTATCTTTGACATTTATTGTTCTCCTTATAGTTCAGCCTGAAAGACTAGCTTTTCTCCTGTTGTTTTTATAAAGAATACAGCAGGATGAAATTGAGTAACCGATACTTCTATAGAGATTTGTGCTACTGTGTCTGTACTAACATACTCATATATAGAGCTTGCCTCTGCTAAAATAGCACCATCATAAGTACCTATAGTTCCTGTTAAAGTGCTAGTTGGGGCGATCCTCATATTAATAGGGAAATTAATGTAAAACCTCGCTACTTCTGCCGATACATTATACCCAATACCTAAGATGTGCTGTGAAGTTTTAGCTGTGATAGCAAATAAATACCTTTGACACAACTCTAATTCCAACCCAATAGGTCTATCCTCAAATGGTGTAGCTACTGAACCCTCTTCTAACTGCACTTGAGCAATATCAAATGTCCCTGATTGTTGACCTAATGAAGCTGTCCTTGCATTATAGTTTGAACCAGCATCAAACCAAAATCCGACATTAAGATGATCACCACCAGATGTTCCAATTGTTTTACCTGTTATACTTGGAATCTGTATAGTAAATTCAAATCGTTGCCATGAAGTAGTAAGTTGTATCTTATTTACTCCTATACCTGCTACTAATTTAGATGGACTACCACCAGTACCAAAATGTTGATATAGTTCTATAGAGATATTCTTAGTACTATCAGCCTTAGCATAGAATGATAGAGTAGCAGTTTTACCTGCAAATGTTTTCACATTTTCTATAGCATGACCTTTTAAAACATAATTAGCAGCCCCTGCTACAGAACTAACAACAGTTCTAGAGAAGTATCTAGGATTTCCTGGAACATCTGTTTGACCAACAGTAAATTCCTGCCTTGAATTTGTTTTTGTTGAACCTATATGACTGTTGTTATATCTATCATCAGACCCATAACCACTGGTCGTTTGACTTGTACTCCTTTGCCAAATATCGAAATTACCATTGATAATCTTATTCCTAAAACTAAGACTACCAATATCCATATTAAGATCACTAGCCTCTACACCTCCAGGAGCAACCTTATCGATACCTAAATT